GCAATGCGCCGGCGCAGAGCAGTGGCCAGGCGCCCGCCCCGGCCCCGAGCGACGGCACGCCGCCCTGGAAGCGCGCCGCCTGATCTTCCAAGCGTGAGCCAGGCACCAGCGCACGGAAGCGCGACTCCTGGGCCGAGCCGGCGGCCTAGACCTGGCACCGGCGACTACCCCCGCCGCGGCGCGTTATCCGCGGCACTACTAACCAGCACGAGCACCCGCACATGGCACTGCTACCCGAAAAGCCCGTAAGCCAGACCGTCCAGGCCATCTACGCATGGCACGCCGGCAAGCTGAGCCCGCCGCGCGCCTACCTGGGTGGCAGCGTGATCGGCAAGGAGTGCGAGCGGGCGCTTTGGTACGGCTTCCGCTGGGCCTACGGCGGCGAGCAGTTCGACGGCCGCATGATGCGCCTGTTCGACCGCGGCCAGCGCGAGGAAGCGGTGTTCGTGCAGGAGCTGCGCGCCATCGGCTGCGAGGTCTACGACATCGACCCGGCCACGGGCGAGCAATTCCGCTTCAAGTCCTGCGGCGGCCATGTGGCCGGCGGACTGGATGGCGTGGTGCGTGGTGTGCCCGAGGCGCCGAAGGCGTTTCATGTCCTGGAGTGCAAGACGCACAACGCCAAGAGCTTCGCGCTCCTGCAGAAAGACGGCGTGGCCAAGGCCAAGCCCGAGCATTACGCGCAGATGACCCTCTACATGCGCTGGTCGCAGCTCGACCGCGCGCTGTACCTGGCCGTGAACAAGGACACCGACGAGCTCTACGCCGAGCGCGTGCACCTGGACGAGCAGGTCGCCGACGCCCTGGAGGCCAAGGCCGAGCGCGTGGTGTTCGCCCAGGAGCCGCCGGCGCGACTGAGCGAGGATGCAGCGTTCTTCAAGTGCAAGTTCTGCCCGGCTGCGGCCGTGTGCCACACGACGCAACTGCCGGCCGTGAGCTGCCGCACCTGCCTGCACGCCACGCCCGAGCGCGAGGGCGACGGCCGGTGGACGTGCGCGAAGTGGGGCTCGGACATTCCGCTCGATGCGCAGCGGCGCGGCTGTGGGGAGCACCTGTATATCCCTGCGCTGCTCAAGCGCTGGGGTGAGGCTACGGACGCCAGCGAGGCCGAGGGCTGGGTCGAGTACATCGCCGCCGATGGCTTCGTGTTCCGCAATGGCAAGCGCGGGCCTGGCTCGTTCGAAAGCACGGAGCTCGCCGCGTCGACGCCGGCGCTGCTGCGCGATTCGGCCGCGACCGAGATCCGCGATGCGTTCGACGGGCGGTTCGTGCCGGTGGAGAAGGCGGCGTGAAGGGACAGGCCCGCCCCTGGAATGCCTTCGACGAGGACGTGCTGCGCCAGCTGCACGCCAACGGCTGGGGCATGTGCGAGATCGCCGCGTTCATGGCCTGCGGCAAGAAGACCATCCGAGAGCGCGGTGCAGCGCTGGGCCTGACCTGGACGGATGGCCGCTTCCAACCCGGCCAGCCGCCGCCCAACAAAGGCCTGCGCCGCCCCGGCTGGGCCCCCGGCCGCATGGCCAGCACGCAGTTCAAGAAGGGCCAGATGGCCGGCGCCGCCCAGCGCAACTACGTACCGATCGGCTCCGAGCGGATCAGCAAGGACGGCTACCTCGAGCGCAAGGTCACTGATGACCACCCGGTGCCGGCGCGCCGCTGGGTCGGCGTGCACCGCCTGGTGTGGGAAGCCGCCAACGGCCCGATCCCGCCCGGTCACGCGGTGGCCTTCAAGGACGGCAAGCGCACGGCAGTCGCCGAGGAAATCACCGTCGACCGCCTGGAGCTGGTGAGCCGCGTCGAGCTGATGCGCCGCAACAGCTACCACAACAACTACCCGAAGGAAGTCGCCCAGCTGATCCAGCTCAAGGGCGCGCTGAACCGAAAGATCAACCGCTTGGCGGGGGAGAAGGCATGAAGAACAAGATGAGCGACGTGCGCGACCACCTGGTCGCGATGCTCGAGCAGCTGGGCGACCCGGAAGTGAAACCCGAGGTCATCGAGCGCGCGAAGGCGTCCGCCTTGGTCGCCGACAAGTACATCAGCGCGGTCAAGGTCGAAATCGATGCCATCCGCCTGATGGACGACACCGGCCGCCTGCCGCTGTCGGTCGAGGTCGCGCCTGCCGCTGACCGCGAGCCGCGCGTGCTGTCGCATCCGTTACGCCGGAGCGCCTGACCATGACCGAGCACGCCTGTGGCCGCATCGGCCTGATCACTGTGAGCGCCGCCGCCGACCGGGCTGCCGAGCGCATCGCCGAGGCGCCGACCCCGCGCGCCGTGTGCCTGGCGCCGGACGGCTCCGTGACGGTGGAAGTGGCAGAGCACGCCATCCCGGATGAGCTGGTCGGCGTCTACCGGCCGCGCGAGGGGCGCTTTGCCCTGTGGGGAATGATCGAGGCCGACTTGATGGAGGCCATGAAGGAGCGGCGCATCCAAGGCAGCCGCGCGCACAAGCACCGCGTGTATTCGGGCAAGAGGGCCGCGTGATGCAGCTGCGCCCCTATCAGCGCGAAGCTTTGGAAGCCTGCTGGTCCTATCTCCGAGCACGCGACGGCAACCCCGCCCTGGTGCTGCCCACCGGTGCCGGCAAGTCGCCGCTGATGGCGGCGATCGCTGACACCGCGGCCAGCGAGTGGCAAGGCCGCGTGGGCATCCTGGCGCACGTGCAGGAGCTGGTCGCCCAGGACGCGGCCGCGGTCCATCGCTACGCGCCTGAGGCCGACGTGGGCATCTACGCGGCCGGGCTGCGCCGGCGGGACCGGTTCAATCGGATTCTCGTCTGCCAGATCCAGTCGGTGGCCGAGATTGCGCACCAGCTGGGGCGGTTCGACCTGCTGCTGGTCGACGAGGCGCACCGCATCCCGCTGAACGGCGAGGGCCGCTACCGGACCTTCATCGACGGGTGCCGTCGCTTTAATCCGGATCTCCGCGTCGTTGGTCTGACCGCCACGCCGTACCGGCTGCAGGGCTCGGCAGTGCCGGTGTGCGGGCCCTCGTACCTGCTCAACGAGATCGCCTACGAGGCGCGCGTTGGCGACCTGATCCGGGATGGCTACCTAAGCCCGCTGGTCAGCAAGGCCGGCGAGTGCGCGGACCTGTCGGCCGTGCACATCCGCGGCGGCGAGTACATCGACAAGGAGCTGTCGGCGGCCATGCGTGCCGGCGACCTGGTCGAGAGGACCGTGGCGGACGTTCTGCAGCGCGCCCATGGTCGCCGGGCGGGCATCGTGTTCTGCGTCGACGTGGCGCACGCCGAGGACGTGCTGTTCGAGCTGATGGAGCGTGGTGAGCGGGCCGGCCTGGTTCACGGCGGCACGCCCAAGGGCGAGCGCGCGGAGCTGATCGGCCAGTTCCAGACAGGCGCCCTGCGCTGGATGGTCAACGTCAACGTGCTGTCTGAGGGCTTCGACGCCCCGCACATCGACTGCGTGGTCATGCTGCGCCCGACCAAGAGTCCGGGCCTGTATTACCAGCAGGTGGGCCGAGGCTTCCGCCTAGCGCCCGGCAAGATCGACTGCCTGGTGCTGGACTACGCCGGCAACATGCTCGAGCACGGCCCGGTGGACGCCATCCGCGTGCGCCAGGCGCGCCCGAAGAAGGCCGCGCATGTCGAGACGGGCAAGGCCAAGGAGTGCCCCGGATGCAGCGCGCTGCTGGCGTTTGGCATCCGGCAGTGCCCCGAGTGCGGCTATCAGTTCGGGGGCGCGGATCCGGCGCACAGCGACCGGCCGGTCGACGCCCCTGTCCTGAGCACCGAGCGCGAGCGCGTGGTGAACGTGCACGCCGTGCACTCGGTGGCCTACGCGCGGCACGAGAAGCCCGGCAAGACGCCATCGCTGCGCGTGACCTACCAGTGCGGCATGCGCCGCTTCAGCGAGTGGGTGTGCATCGAGCACGCCGGCATGGCGCGCGCCAAGGCGCTGCGCTGGTGGCAGGAGCGTGGTGGCGGCACGCCGCCAAGGACCGTCGAGGAAGCGCTGCCGCTCGCGTGGAAGCTGCCGAGCCCTGCGTCGATCACCGTCGACGAGACCAACAAGTACCCGGAGATCGTGGCGCATGCATTCGAGCGAACAAGTGTGGACGCCAGCAGCGAGGGATCGAGCGATCGAAGCCCTGCGGGCGGTGCCAGTGCAGACGCCGTGCCGGCTTTGCCTGGCATTCCAGGATGGCTGGTGCACGCAGTGGAAGCAGCAAGTACCCGAGGCCGCGCAGCGTGATGGCTGCGACCAGTGGGCCGAAGCAGTTCCCTTTTAAGGAGTACGACGTGGAAACAGTCGTCGAAAAGAGCACCACCCCGACCAACGAGGAAGTGCGCCGGCAGTTTGAGGCGTGGGCTGTGGATCGCCGGATGTCTGTCGAGCGCGACGAGCGCCACGGCTACTACCTGGACGACACCACCCAAGACGCATGGATCGGCTACCAAGCCGCCCTCCGTAGCCCGGCCGTGGCGGGGCTGGTGGATGTCCTACATGAGCTGCAAGAGAGCGCCGCCTACTGGTCCGACTACGACGTGCCGCTAGGCATCGCGGATCGTATCGACGCCGCCCTCGCCCCCTTCACCACCGGAGCCGGCCATGAGTGAGATTCCGTCCATCACGGTTGCAGGCGTGACCATCGAGCACAACACGCAGCCGTGGCGTGTCGCAAAGAACCGTCACTCGAAC